ACCGGATGGCCGCTTGATCTGTTTTATGTTCGGCCCGCGCAAGCGGAAGAGTTGGCACGATGACAAAAAAACTCGGCCCATGATGAGAGGAGATGATAAGGGGACCACGTCCCAAAAAAGGAACGTATGATGGGACCACATAAAGACAGTGATTACGCCCAATAAGGATTGGGCAACAAAGCCAAGATATTCAAATATACTTGGTCGATAAGTTGATAAAGTTGTATAAATGGGACCATCACCCTTCGTGGTCTAGTCAGCCCCGAATAGGACTCGACGTTCTGTGGTGCAGGATGCCCAAGCGTGATGCCCCATGGCGAACGGTTTCAGGGACCACGAAGGTTAGCCGCAACGCCAACTACTCCCCTCGTGGAGGCACGGGCTCAAGACCAAGCAGGGCCGCTGCTTGGGTTAATCGGCCCATGTACAGGAAGCCCAGGATATATCGGATGTATAGGTCACCCGATGTGCCCAGAGGGTGTGAAGGCCCGTGCAAGGTGCAGTCTTACGAGCAGCGCCACGACATATCTCATGTCGGCAAGGTGATGTGCGTGTCTGACATTACCCGCGGTAATGGTATTACTCACCGCGTTGGTAAGCGATTTTGCGTCAAGTCTATGTACATCCTAGGCAAGGTCTGGATGGACGAGAACATCAAGTTGAAGAACCACACGAACACGGTGATGTTGTGGTTAGTTAGGGACAGGAGACCTTACGGGACGCCCATGGAGTTCGGACAGGTTTTTAACCTGTTTGACAACGAGCCAAGCACCGCTACGGTGAAGAACGATCTTCGTGATCGTTTTCAGGTGCTGAACAGGTTCCACGTGAAGGTCACTGGTGGACAGTACGCGAGCAACGAGCAGGCGCTGGTTAGGCGCTTTTGGAGGGTGAACACCCACGTGACGTACAACCACCAGGAGGCGGCGAAGTACGAGAACCATACGGAGAACGCCCTGTTATTGTATATGGCATGTACTCATGCCTCTAACCCTGTATACGCGACGCTCAAGATTCGAATCTATTTCTACGATTCGATATTGAATTAATAAAGTTTGAATTGTATTGAATGGTTCTCGCGTACACGTCTTACATACGGTCTGTCCGTTGCGAAGGTGACAGCGCGAATTACATTGTTAAGGCTAATAACGCCCACGTTATTTAGATACATGAGGACCAAATGTTTAAACCTATTTAAATAGGTCTGCCCAGAAGCTGTCACCGATACTGTCCAGACTTGGAAGTTGAGGAACGCCTTGTGGAGATCCAACGCTTTCCTCAGGTTGTGGTTGAACCGGATTTGTACGTGGTAGACCCTCGTCGTTCTGGACAGGATCTCCACCGCGTCGTATATCTTGAAATACAGGGGATTTGTTATCTCCCATGTATACACGCCATTCTCCGCTTGAGGCGCAGTGATGAGTTCCCCTGTGCGTGAATCCATTATTCGCGCAGTTTAGGTGGATGTATATTGTACATCCACAGTTCAGGTCGATACGTCTACGGCGAATGGCTCTCCGTTTCGCCACTCTGTGTTGCACTTTGATAGAGGGGAGATTCGAGGAAGACGAACCTCGCATTGTGAAGGGTCCACGACCGGAGTGCTGAGTTTTCCTCTTTCTCGAGGAAGTCTTTATAGCTGGACCCTTCCCCTGGATTGCAAAGCACGATTGATGGGATACCGCCTTTAATTTGAACGGGTTTCCCGTATTTGCAGTTACTTTGCCAGTCTCGTTGGGCCCCAACGAGTTCTTTCCAGTGCTTTAGCTTTAGGTAGTGCGGGGCAACGTCATCGATGACGTTGTATGCGACCTCGTTTGAGTAGACCCTCGAGTTGAAGTCGAGGTGTCCACTGAGATAATTGTGGGGACCTAAAGCACGCGCCCACATCGTCTTCCCCGTCCTCGAATCTCCCTCGACGATCAGACTTATCGGTCTGTTTGGCCGCGCTTCGGCGGATAAGGCGAAATACTCATCGGCCCACGACTGCATTTCGTCCGGAACGTTAGTGAATGAGGACAACGGGAACGGAGGGACCCATGGTTCCGGAGCCTTAGCGAAGATTTTCTGGACATGTGCTTGCACCTTGTCTAAATGGAGGACGAAATCTCGCGGTTGCTCTTCCCTTAGAATCTGCAGTGCTTGCGCTGCAGACTCGGCGTTAAGGACTTTGGCGTATGTGTCGTTAGCCGATTGGCAACCGCCTCTAGCACTTCTCCCGTCGATCTGGAATGTTCCCCATTCCAGAGTATCCCCGTCTTTGTCGACGTAGGACTTGACGTCGGAGCTCGACTTAGCTCCCTGTACGTTCGGATGGAAATGTGCTGACCGGGACGGGGATACCAGGTCGAAGAATCTTTGATTCTGGCATTTGAACTTCCCCTCGAATTGGAGAAGCACGTGGAGATGAGGCTCCCCATTATCGTGGAGCTCTCTGGCGACCTTGATGAACTTCTTGTTCGTCGGCGTTGCTAGGGCTTGCAATTGGGAAAGTGCTTCCTCTTTGGTCAGGGAGCACTTTGGATAAGTGAGGAAATAATTTCTGGCGTTTATTAGGAAACGCTTTGGCGCCGATGGCATTTTGGTAAATAAAGGGATGAGACCCAATAGAGAGGACCCGATAGCTCTCGTTTCAACTTGGTGAAATGAATCGGGGAATGGGTCCTTATTTATAGCAGAGTCCGTTAGGGTATATTTGCCACGTGTCGGCCATCCGTATAATATT